GGTTCAACCTCTGCTCCCAGTCCTCCTCAAGTTCTATGATGTGGTGGATGGGGTCTGAATCTTTCAGTGTTATCAACTGGTGTTCAACATACAGAGCATATATATCCACATACTCATACACACTCATGATGACAGGTCTCAACTCCCGCCATTCCTTTGACAGATAGAACTCTGCTGCTCGTGGGTCTCTGCGTGTATTGTTATATGTCACATGCCTTGACTGCTGCCTTGCCTCGCACTGCTCGCACATGGTCAATGCCTGTGGGATAAGGCGACCGCATCCCTTACATGCTTTCAATAACACACTGCTCACTCCTCTCTGTCCATCGGTCTCCTGCTGCCTCTCATGCCTTTCAAGAGGCGGGCATACATCGCACATGATAGTGTCCTGCTGCCCGCATATAACAGGAGGGCAAACAGGCAAGAAAAAAGCGACTGCATCTCTGCAATCGCTCACTCAACTGTTCACGTTATCATATTAGCACGTTTATATTTGCTTTTGCTCACCCACTTTTTACCCCCGAAATCACCCTCATTTCACCCCGTTTTCACTCTCATTTCACTCCGATTTTGTCATTTTCGATTGCTTTTGCACCGAATAATTTGATTGAGAGACGTTCTGTCATTGATCTGCACCACTTTTTCGGTGAGTTCTTTCCGCATCCTGTCTCCCTCACAATATCCTCGTATGACTTGCCCTTGATATATACTGCCTCAAGTGCGTCGTACTTGTACCCCTCACCTGCTGCCTCTGCATCCTCTTTCAGCGATGCAAGAGCCTTTTTCATGTGCTCGAACAGAATGACCGTCTCTGCCTTACACTCTCTGATGGACTGGAGGAACGCTTTCTCTGCCGAAATGTTATATCTTGATACATCGTCAATCTGTGATACTTCCGAAATTGCATCCTTGATATATCGCTCTATTTCCCGATAATTCTCAAGATATACCTGTGTTTTCTGAATTGCTGTCATTTCTTTTTCTGTCTCCACGTCGTTTTCCTCCTTTTGACCTTTTCAGAGGCAATCCATGATATTTCCTCCAATTATTCGACTTTTCCTGTCTCCTCGGTCTGTATATGCTCTCAAATGCGGTCAATGCCTCTTTTGCACTGATTCCCACTTTCAAAAGAGCATCTTGCAGGTTTTCTCCTCCTGCTGCCTTGATTTTCTCCGGATGTTCCGGAGATTCCGTCTTTTTCAAGACCGTTGCTGCCTCTGCTGCCTGTTCGATGATTTCAGACACCTCTTTCTCTGTCTTTCCCTCTGCCCGCAGTTTTGAAATGACGTTTTTCACCTTTTCCACGAATCCCATGTTTCCATCCTCCTCCGCACCTAATTGAAAGGGGGTTCTTCGTCGATTCCGTCCGGAATATTCATAAAACCGTCACCTGCATCCGAATACCCTCCGTTGTTCCCGTCCTGCTGCCCTGCTGCTTTCTTACTCTCTGCAAATTCCTGTTCCTCGACAATCACGTCCGTGGTATAGACCTTTTGACCGTCTCTGTTCGTATATGACCCCGTCTGAATCCGTCCAGTGACAACCACTTTCGTTCCCTGCTTGAGATATTTTTCTGCGAACTCTCCATCTCGTCCAAACGCAACGCAGGAAATGAAATCCGCTGACTGCTGCCCGTCTTTTGCTCCTCTGCGGTCAACCGCAAGTGTGTATCGTGCGATCGCCATTTCCTCCTGTGAATTATTCCTCGGTGAATATCTGACATTCGGGTCTCTCGTGAGACGACCCATCAAAATGACCTTGTTCATCCGTTTTCCCTCTCTTTCTGCAAAATATACTCATTCTGTGCTTTCTGCAATTCCGTGATGCCCTTTTTGAACTGTGCATCATCTCCATTCATGCAGATTTCAAACAATTCCTCGTACCTGTCAATATTCTCGGTGATGAACGCTGCCTCTGTCTTTGAGCGTCTCTGCGTGAGGAACATTCCTTTGATTGTCTCTCTCATGGTCTCGCAGTTCTGTCTCTCCTCCTCTGTTCCCGGAGGAGTTTCTTTCAGCATCTTATCGACAACCCTGTCCACCGCATCCGCAATCTGTTCTTTCCATCCGGATGACGCTTTTTCATCAATGAGTTGTGACTGGATGTCCTCGAACGATGCTCCCGCTGCTGCTCCCGTGATTCTGATGTCCTTTTTCCCTTTTGCTGCAATCAGAATCAAATCATCGTCATACGCTGCCATGTAATAGTCGAATTTTGCATTGAAATTCTCTTTCGGATTGATGATGACCTCCGGTTCACTGCTACCCTCTGTCTGAATCATTACACCGATATATTTCTGACCTGTTCCCTTTGCCTCGATGAATAATGCTTTTAATTGTCCTTTTTTCAATTTCCTGTTCCTCCCATAGTCAGCAGCCTCTCAAATAACTGCTCATATAGTGCCTTGAATGTGTCACGCTCGGTCTGAACCTTGATGATGTCCTCTGATTGTCTGCTTGCATCAACTTTCCTGTTCTCCTCGACATACACTGCTGCATCCTGTTCAATTTCTGCGATTCTGTCATCACATTCCTGCTGCAACATCTCAATTTCCCTTTTTAGGCTGTCGATTTCCTCCTGCTGCCTCTGTATCGTCTCATTGTACTGCTTTGATGATTTCCCGCCATTATCCAACTGCAAGGAAATCATGAGAGCGATGTCAATGTTTTTCATTTCCTGCTCTGATACCTGCCCGATATAGTTATTCACACGCTCGGTCGATACCGACGACACCTGTTCACACAAAACTGTGGATATTCTTCCGGTGCTGCGGATAGTCACATGTGTCGGGAGGTCTGTTTTTGGCTGTGTCGTCATGTACACAACCTCAATCACTCCGGAGTGTTTGTTGTTCTCGTCATTGCTGACTACGACTGCGGGTCTGTCCGCAAATTGTTCACTCCCGCTCGTCGCCCCCCCTCGTGCGATATAGAATATTTCTCCTCGTCTGATTTCATTCATTCTCCTGTTCCTCCTGTTTAACTGTTTGTCCTTTTTTCACTTTCCGCTCTCCTCTTCCTTTATGATGAAATCCACAAGTTCTTTTCCGTCTTTTATTTCCTTGTACGGTTTCATACCTGCCATTATTTTTCCTAATTCTCCAAATCCGCACGGTATATCGCATCTCATTCCGTCTGTTCTTTTATTTGAAATATATTTCACAAGCACGGTTTCTGTCCTTACCTCTGCTTTCTTCAAACACAAATCTGCAATGACTGGTGTGCAATCCCTTAAAATTCTGTAGAGGTTTTTTGCGTATTCCTCTGCTTCTTGTGCCGAATACACTTTCACATATATTGTTTTCAATCTTCTTTTCCCCCTGCAATGATTCCAACTGCATTTTCAATCATGATATACTCCTCACCACCATCAATATACCCGTCACCATTTGCTCTAATATCTGCACAAATCTGATTGAGGTCTGCTCTGTCAAATGGTTCTCCGTTCTCGTTCATGAGTGATGTTGCCATGATGCAATATCCGTCCTCAAGACCTGCAAACTCCTCAAGGATATATGTCACAAGCACTCTCACGGTGCGTCCTGTGTTCTTTCCGTCCTTGAACTCCATCATCTCAAGGATGTCGCCTTTTTTATAGTCTCTGTCATTCTTCCGGAGTTCAAATGTCTTTTCTCCGGATGCAACCTCCTCAAAAAATGTCGCTCCCAGTTTAATGTGATGCACTTTCTGACCGTTCTCCTGTGTGTCTGACGGGAGGTTGTTCATCTTCTCCTCCTCTGCCTGTTCACGGAGTTTCTTTTTTGTCTCACGGTCGATTGCATCCTGCTCCTCGTTATATCTCTGCTCCTCGGTCTTGTAAGCCTCTGCACGGTTCTTGTACTGGTCGCATGAGGTACATGTTCCGGTCTTTACGTTGCAAGTCTCGTATTCGGTGCAGGAATAGCAGATTGATGTGATTCCCTCCGGATGCGGTGTCTCATAATCGTCGCCCGCTTTCTTTTCCTCCGGAGGATTCATGCTGTTTTCTGATGACTGCTGCCCTGCTGTGTCTGAATCTGACACGGTGTCCTGCTGCCCTGTTGCATCCTGCTCCTGTTTCTGAGGTGATTTCATGTCCTTAATTTCCGTATAGGACAATTCTCCGTTTTCCTTGTACTTTGCAAGTGCCTCCTGCTGCATCTCCGGAGACATCCCACTCAACTCATACGCTGCGGAGAATGTGAGACGCTCGTTGTTGAGTTCCTCTCGAAACTCCGGAATCAGATTGTTGTTGACGCTCTCAATCTGTGCGATCTTGGTCTTTGACATCTTGAGCATTGAGGCGATGACATCACGGAGGCGACCGGACTGGAGGTCATATCCTTTGATTTTCTTTCCATCCGTTTTCATACGCTCAAGACACGCTTTGAGACGTTGTTCCTCCTCGATGACATCCTTGAGAGACTTTGTCCGGTATGCGTTTGCGATGATGATTTCCACCTGCTCCTCGTCCTCGTCCTGCGGTGTGGTCAGTTTGCAGGTCGCAATCTCAAAATCTTTATATCCCTGCTCGACAAGGTGCTTGAGTGCAAGCCACCGTCTCTCACCTGCGACGATTCTATATTCACCCTGCTCATTCGGTTCAAATACAACCTCAAGATTCTGTTTGAGACCATACATGAGGATGTCTCCTGCCAGTTCCTCAATATCTGCCAAATCGTAGAAATTGAGTTTGTTCCGGTACATCTTGAAAATCGAAATGTCCTTTGTCCGGAATCTCGCTCTCGGTGATTCGTCAACTCCTGCCTTGCTGTTCTTGTTCAGTGCGTCCATGACGCTGAATCCTGTTGCCATGTTCTTTCCTCCTGTTTTCTCCCGTCAGTGCGGTCACGATTTCTTTGTATTCCATTTCACACTCGAAAATCTGTGCGTCGAGTGCGTCCAATCTCTTGTATAACTGGTTTTCAATGCTTTTCGGTACTTTCTCGCCATTCCGCAGCAATATACCGATTATCTGATATTTACTCTTGCAGGTCAGTTCCGTCAAAATCTGAATCTGTTGCTTTTGATTCTCTGCTCTCCGGAATGACCCGCATATCTCTCTTTCGGTCACACACATCCGCTCCCCTATTCTGTTAATTTCTGCTTTTTGGTCTCTGTACGCTCGACGTTTATCTCGCCTTTGCTATTCTGTGATATAGATGCTTTGACCCCACCTCGGAGGTTCAGAGTGACCTTTGCCAGTCCTCCGGTGTATATCTCCTCAACTGCTGCCTTGAGAATGTTCACAATGCCCTCACTGCATCTCTTTTCCGGTGCTGCTGCCTCTCCGAACAATGCAGCGACGTTCTGCATCGCCTTTTCTTTCCTCTGTTTCTCTTTCTGATACTCAACCGCCTGTTCGCAGGTGCAGGACATTGTCGCCTGTTCCTCTGCCTGTGGCTGTGTCAATTTCTCCTCGCTGTCAATCTGCACCATCTGTCCGCAGAATCGACACGGTGCTGTGTTGATGATGTTTCCCATGTTCAATCCTCTCTTTCTGTCGCTCTCATGCGACCTCCTGCAAAATTATCTTTCTGAATATGCTCTCAAATATTGGAACTGCTATGCTGTTCCCTGCTTGGTCATATAAAGCCTTGTAATATTTCCCGTTTCTCTCTTGAACTGCTTTCGCCCTATCAAAATCCTCGTCTGAATATCCCATCAATCTCCAACACTCTCGCTCTGTCAAATACCGATACCGTCCATCTCCTCGGTCGATGACCTGTGCAGGTGTCCGGTCTTGCCTTGTAGTGATTGTATATGCACAATCTTTGATGACCGTCGCTCTCCGGATTCCTTTTTTCCCGATACATGCAAGGACGGACGGTTGTGTCACATCGTAGATGTCCGGAACGTCATCCTCAAGGAACTCTTGCAGGTTTCGCATCGGTGTCCTTATGAGGTCATCGAACTCAAATTTTTCACCATTCAGAACAGAAATCGTGAACACTCTTTCTCTCGCCTGTGGCAATCCGAACTCTCTTGCATCTAAAACCGCATAATTATTCGTGTACCCCAGTTTTTCCATCTCGACCATGTATCTGTCGAAATTCGGTCTCATGTACTTTGATTTCACATTCTTCACGTTTTCCCATATCACATAACGAGGTCGCCATTCTCCCATATTCTCAATGATATGTATTGTCTCCCACATGAGAGAGGAACGTGTTCCGCTCCCCTCGTCTGAACCTTTCCCTCTGTTAATTCTTCCGTCTCCTGTCGCTTTCCCTTGATGTCCTGCGATGCTCATGTCTTGGCAAGGCGAACCATGAATCAAAATATCCGGTTTCAGATTCCATCCGACGACCGTCTGTGTTTTATATTCTAATTCCTCACGGAACATCGAATTGTATGACCGGACTGCTTTTTCATTGATCTCCACATAGTCGATTGCTTTTGTTGGGATGTTCAAATTTCTCAAGGCACATCGAGGTGAACCAATTCCCCCGAATAATTCAAGAATCTGTATTGTATCGTTCATGTCCTGCTGCCTCCTGTTCCTTTATCACTAAATCCGGACATTCACGACAGTCTTGACCGTTCTCCTCACACTGTTCCTGTTCGTGTTCCGTCACATCCTCCATGTCTTTTCCGTACCATCTGCAAAAACCACTCATTGTCCTGCTGCCTCCTCTCTTTTTCAATATCTCTCCCCGAATACTGCGACGCACTCCGCAAAAACCTCTTTATTCGGAATATAGCAAATCGAAAAATTATTGTATTCCGTGTGTTTTGTCAAGAAATATTCCTCACAAGCCTGTGTCTCTGTTAATCCATCGAGTTGCATCGCCCATATTGTTTCACGCTCCTCCTCGCACAATGCCCGACCTTTTTCTATTAGTTCCGTGTTCATTCCTGCGTCTGCTGCTGCCATATTTTCATGTAACTCCCACCCCTCCTCACGATACACTTTCAACCTTTCATCGTCGATGACCGTGAACTCGTGATTGAGCAATGTCACATCTTCCGTCGTATGAACCACACAAACCTGTCTGTCGAATCTGTCTTGTTTCGGGATGCCCCAATATATTCCGAATAGATGCGGTTTGCATCTTTCATCAACCGGAATTTGTCGTGTTATGAGCACCCATGCACCGGAGTTCACTTCACATTCTTCAAAATATTCCATGTTCGGGTCATAAGTTCCGCTTTGTTCATAATGTTTCCGGCTTTTCTCATGCTCTGTCATGTCTACCCCTCCATTTCCTTGAGTAATTCATGAACCACATTGCGATAGTCCTGTGACACGATGCAGTTCTTTGAAAACTGCGGGAGGACTGCCATTCTCATGGATGCCTTTTCCGCTACAATCGACCGACGAATCGGTGTGACGAACATGTCAAAACCGGAACTGGTTTTCATCCACTCCTCGAAATCCAGTGATGTCTTGTTTTTCTGTCTCATGGTCACAAGACCTTTGATTCGGAGTTCCGGATTGATTTCCCGCAGGTCGTCAACCTGCTCCTGCAAATTGTGAATCGCCTCGTTTTCATATCCTCCGACCTTTACGGGTGCGATGACGAGTTCTGCTGCCAGTAGAATGTTGATGACCACCATATCAAGCAGACGACCACAATCACAAATGCAATAGTCGTATGCCTCGGATATTTCCTCCAGTGCATCCCGCAACCTCGTGACTTGATTTGCCTCCTGCTTGAGCAGCAGCTTCATGTCTGTCTGCATGAGATACCCGTTTGCAGGAATGATGTCAATGTGACTGTACTGTGTTGGTCTTATCAAGTCCGTTGTCCGGTATGACCCGCCCACACTCACATGACGCTCAAGCAGTTCACTCATTCCTGTTCCCTCCGGCTCGTATGCCTCAAATGTCTTTGATGTATCGCCCTGCGGGTCTCCGTCGAGAATGAGAACACGTTTCTCCTGCTCCTCCCCCAACATATAGGCGATTGCATCCGATGTCGTTGTCTTTCCGATTCCACCTTTCGGTGACATAACTGCAATAATTCTCATTTTTTCTGTTCCTCCTGTTATCCTCTTGTTACCTGTTACATGAAACCTCTGTCGTCCGGCTGTCTCCATCCGCAGCGGTGCAGGTGCATCCCCTCGCCCACCTTGTAGAGTGTATATGTGAACCCTGCTCCCAGTGCTATGACAACGACTGCTGCCACAATGATGATTTTCCTCATGTCCTCACCTCCCCGCTATATCGTGATTGTGTGGTATATACACAACTGCAAATCTCTGAAAGAATAGTCCGGTGTTTCCTCCGGTTTCATCGGTGCAATGAGACCCCGTTCCTTGTATTTCCTGTGAGTGATCTCCGGAATTGCCCGGAATCTCTTGACCTCTGCATCTCCTATCTGTGCGACGATGTCCTTGTCAACCTCCATGTTTGCAAAATACTGGTTGTATATCTCCTCACCGTCCTTGATGACCCGAACCCTGTCCGGACTTTCAAGCAACGTCATAATATCCTTGACCGTCATCCTGCTGCACCTCCTCATTTTTTTCTCGGTTTGCTCTCTTTGATTTCCCCGTTCTTGAGGATGCTGTTGTTCGGGATGCTCATTGTTATATTTCTTAATTCCTCTCTGTTTTCCAATGGCATGACAATTTCACAATCTCCCATTTTGTGATTCATCAATTTGCAGTATTCCTCGATAACCTTGACCGCCTCCTCTGCTGAATAGCTGGTTGCGACAAAATGTCCTGCTGCTGCCATATCTGCAAGAAACTCTTTTTGTGTCTCCTGCTGCCTGTTATCACCGAATTTCATCTCGATGTACAATCCGCAGTACAGTCCTTTCGGGTATGGGAGGCATAAATCAGATACCCCCGCCTTGACACCCATCTGTTTGAGTTTGACCGCCTCCTGCTTGTTCCTGCTGCCTCCGTTCGGTACATGGTGCAGCCATTTCAATTCCGGATAGCGGTTCATGTTCCAGTTCGCCCATGACACGACATTGATTTGCTCCGTGTCCTCACTTCTCATTGCATATCTCATGTTCATTCTCTTTCACCTCTTTCCTGCTGCCTGTCTCCTGCTTGCACATGTCATAATATTCGCAGAACAGACACACATGTCTGCAATCCTTGACCCTCAACATGTGCAGAATCCTCTCAATCACCTGCATCTTGCTCCAGTTCCTCCTCGATTTCTTTCATCCGGCTCATGATGGTCTGATTGTACTCATACACATAGATTCCGTTTTTCCATAGGTGTTGTTTTGCTCCCTGCTCCCCGTAGTTATACGCTGCAAGTGCATCTTGAATCGTTCCGTATCTCTCAATCAGTTCCGACAGGTAATCAATCCCGACAAGTACGTTCTGATATGGGTTCGTGAGGTCTGTGACGTTCAGACGCTCCATCCTGTCTCTGTGGCACTCCTCATATATCTGCATGTACCCGATAGAATGACCATCGTCACCAACCTTGTCGAATTTATATCCGGATTCTTTCTCAATCAGAGCGACCACAAGGTCATATCTGACCCCGTACTGCTTGCAGACGCAATATGTATATACCTGCATCTTTTCCGGAAAATAGCCACCTGTCCGACTGTATTCCTCCGGTATCTCATAGAGCACGAATCCATCCTCCTCGCCTCCCCAGTCTGCCGACATGGTGTCAAATACTGCATACTTGTCCGGTTCTGTGTCCTGCTCCTGCTGCCATGTTCGCACCTGCTCAAGCATTGCATTTTGTCCGGATGCCTCTCTTTTCTCGTCGATTCTCTGCATCCGTGCATTGAACTCCTGCGACTGCTGCTCATACTCCTCAAATTCCTTGTCATCTCGCATGACAGAGCGTGTCAGACCTATGCTCACAGCGATCGCCAGTAATACCATCACCGCAATATATGTCCGTTCCCGTCTCCTCCTGCTCATTCTTCTCTTTCTTTTTACTTTCATTGCTGCCTCCGTTTCCTCATTCTCGCCCGTATGTAGAACATTGAGTTGAAATCGTTGTAATAGATTCCCGCATCCGTAAAATCAAAATCCGGATACCATTTCAACATCTGCTCACGAACCTGCTCATGTCCTTTTCTCATGGTCTCGACGTATGTTCCGATTTTCTTATATCCTCCGGCTTTTGCTGTCGGTCTCTTGGAATGAACCACCTTGATGTCGGGGTCTCTCAATCCCTGTGAGGAGTTCCACCGTTTCTCCGATTTCACCCTGTTCTTTTCCTCGACGATATACTTTGCCATTCCTGTCAAACCGTTCTCGTCCTTTTGCAGCCTCCGAACCTCGTTCCTGCTGCTCTGTTTCCAACATCCCTCAACCACATCCATGTCCATGTCGCCATCCATGACAATGTGATGATGCCACCGGATTTCCTCTGTCGGATTGTAGGCGGTCACATAGACATATCTTGCGTTCGGGAGACCCCTTTTCTTTCTCTGATAATTCACCCGTCGGATGAATTTCTGCACGTTCTTGATTGCTGCGTCGATGTCTCCGTCCGGAGGGAGATGCTCATTGTCGTATGTAAACGTGAGCCACAAATCCCTGTCCGTGAAATTCTCATTGATAAGACGCTCCACATATTTCCTTGCGTTCTTGTCATTCAGATTCCTTTGAGCCTTGTCATTGTCCTTTTTGATACTCCGACCCTCCGGAGGTACTTCATCCATTTTCTTGAACTGTGGATATATCTCAACCTCGAACTGGTCTCCTGCTCGTATCTCCTTGAGTGCATATACAACCTTTTTCCCATGCTTGAACATCTGCTCAACAAAAAACTCATTCATGTCCTCAAGGCTCTTGTTGTATACTGCCTCATAGTCATACGGGATGAACGTCATCCCTTTCTTTCTCTTTGCCATTCTGACACCGTTCCTCCTGCTGCCCTTATATATACTTTTCAACGACTTGTTACTATCCATCACAAGGTCGTCAAAAGGGTCTGAAACCCTTTGAATCACGGGGTTTCCCCCGCTTTTTCATGCTTGCAATATGGTGTCAGATTTGCTATAATATTTTTAGGTTTTAAGCGTCTGACACAGACTGCTAAACGGGAGACCGCTGCAACGGTCTCCTTTCTTTTTGCTCTTTTTTCTCATGCTCTGCATATTCATTTTTTAGGTGTATTCCTCGTAAATCGCCCCCTCCGAATCAAGCACAAGTCATCCTCATGCTGTTGCAACCGCTGTCTTTCCCTGCTGCTCCCACTTCTGACGTTCCTCCTGCTTTCCTGCCATATATCCGGCAATATAGGACTTGTCAACGTCGTCCATCTGTGTGAACCGCTCTGCGATATTCTCAATCATTTCTTTTCTCTCGTCCTTTGACATATATGTCACGCTCCTCTCTTTCCTCTGATTCTCTCAAGTTCTGCCTGTATGTCTTTTCCGGAATAATCTGCAAGCAGTTTCTCCGAAATGTGATAAGTCCATATTGATGACATCTGCACCGCTGTTCCGATAGGGAGTTTCCCTTGCTGCATCGCTATTCGGATGAATTGCGGTGATACATTCAATATGACTGCTGCCTCGGTTGGCAATATACGTCCGACTTCCATCCGTCTGACCTCCTGTTCTGACCTGCCTTGTCAATGCGTGGGCGGTCATCCCACACAGACGGGCGACTGCTGCCCGTTTCGGCTCTCAATAGTCGTCCTCAATCTGTTCGTCTGCCTCTGTGTAATATTCCCCGTCATATCCTTTTGACATGATTCTCTGATAGCATCTGTCACACACCAGTCTGAACGGGATTCCATGACAATCCTTTGTGAAATACATATCCTCACGATCAACCTCATGTTCGCACACCGGACATGTCCGAATGTCACGCTCCTCGAATCTGCATGACAACCCATTCTGTCTCCTCCGGCAATCCTCGACCGTTCCGTCTCGTCCTGTCATGAGTTGGTTTTTGCAGATGTCGCAATCATTTCCCTCGTTGAAATATTTCATTTCCTGCATCCTGTTTCCTCCTGTGGAGGCTCTCTCGGTCTGTTCATGACCTCGCCTCTGTTCCGGCTGAATTTACCGTGTTGTGTCTTTTCGCCTTAAAAAGTCACCGAAAACCTGTCATCCAACTATGAACCTTTTAGCAAGTTCACCCGCTGCCATGTTTCTCACGGTATTCCGACGCTGTCTTTCGGCTTGCCATCGTCAGAGCGTCGGTCGCCATCCGGACGCTGACGGGGCGACTGTTGCCCCGTTTCGGCTTTTAGTGTGTACCTGCGAATCTTGGGAGAAAAAATCCGAAATCCGTTGCCGGAAACTCTCCTCGTTTTATATTGTTTTGAATACCACAATAGTCATGTGCGAAATTGAAATCATCTGCTTGCAACCAGTCATCCAGTCTCATGTTGAATTTCTTGTCTGCACTCTCGATGTCCATTAGTGCTCCCATGCGATCACCTGTATCAATTTTCATTCTTTCTGCTCTCTCGCAGATTTCCACATATTTCAAGTATCTTTCTTTTTCCATTTCCATTCCTCCTATTCTTGTAAAAGGGCAACAGTGCTGTGTCCTCTCGCTCGGTTGATTCTTCCACTTAACGGTTTCTTGGAATAGGGGTAAAGTGCTGATTGGTTCAGCCTGTCCGCTTTCTTCAAATAGTGCGGTACACTGTGCTTTCTTGCCCTACCGTTCCTGTTTTCTTCAACTACTTTGACGGGTCATGTTTATTCTTCACACGCTCTATCTGCTATCCGGCAGCCTGACCACCATGTCACTTGCGTGTAGCCCTATCGCTTCACCCGTTCTTTCCTGCTTTCTGTTGCCTTTGGTTACATTATAGTGACCTGCGTCCACCTTGTCAATACTTTTTTGTTGCCTATGGTTACTTTTTTATTGATTTTTGTCAGTTACCGTGTTATGCTTTATGCAAAACAAAGGAGGTGATTCGATATGACGCAGGGTGAACGCATCAAAGATGTGCGAAATTCGCTCGGTCTTACCCTTGAAAAATTCGGTGAAAAACTTGGTGTGACCAAAACTGCAATTTCTCGTCTTGAAAAGGGTGAACGTAGTCTCACTGAACAGATGACAAAATCCATTTGTCGAGAGTTTAGTGTTGATTATATGTGGCTGACCACTGGAGAGGGAGAAATGTTCGTCGAGACCGACGATGACTTTTTTGAAAGAATCGACCGCATCATGGCGGGCGAAAATGAGACCCGAAAAAATATGATAAAAATGCTCTTGTATGCCTCGGATGATGACATTGAGGCATTTGACAGACTTGTTGATTATTACATTTCTTTAAGAACAGAAAACAAAAAAGACTGACAGTCTTTTTCAACTGCCAGTCTCGTGGGTGTACAGATATAAAACGAATTTATATATCCTCTTGAGGACTTTTTCGCTTTGTATCTTACCGACTAACTCAATGATAGTCTCTTTGTAATGCAAGGGAACACCACCCCTTTCCGTAGTACAGAATAGCACATTTTCCATGATTGTGGAAAAATCGGACATCATTTCCATAATTGTGGAAATATCTCTCCGAACGGACGACCATTCGTCACATCATGCTATAATAATTTTATTTGTACTCGGATTCAAACAGGTCTGTGATTCTGACCTCCAGTGCAATCGCTATCGTCTCAAGTTGAAACAATGTCGGTGACACCTTACCGTTTTCGATGTTGTTGAGCGTCGATTTTCCGATTCCGGATTTCTTCGCCAACTCCATCAATGTGAGACCTTTTGCGGTTCTCATTTCCCACAAACGAATTTGCATCCTGTCCACCTCCTTTCACAATGAAAAGAGTACAGTATGCGTTATTCACTTGTAGAATGGAGGTGTTTTCATGAGTGAACTTTTGAAAAGCATGACAACGAGAGTTGTCGGAGTGTCATTTGATAATGATGACGGAACAAGCAGACAGGACATCATTTCCGGCTTGTCTGTTGGAGAGGCTCTGTTGCTGAATTATCATGAATACGAAAACGAACCCGCCTATGCTGTGACGGATGCTCTCGGAAACTGCATCGGACATGTCTCGAAAGAATTGGCTGCGACAATCTATCAGAAATATAAGGATTGTTATTTTGCTGTTTCTGTTGATGACATCACCGGAGGTGATTCCGGTCTGAAATATGGATGTGTTATCAGTATAGATATATATGATTCTGCTCCGGAGACAAACGAAAATGAATCCTCGACTGCTGCAACGGTTGTTGATGTCATTCCTGCTCCTGTTCAAAACGCAGAATCAAGCAAAACGAATCGTGTATATAGTGCAATGCTCACCGTTATCGGTGCTTTGCTTATCCTCGTTGGTCTTGTTTTATTGTTAATTGCTCCGCTTGGCGGTGCTGTTGCGATTGTCGGAGGTATATTTTCAATCGTCATCGGTCGAAAATATAAAAAATCGTAACAAAAAAGACGACCCGTGCTGCAACACGAATCGCCTTTGTGAAACCTCCGTCTCATGCTACTGCAAAAGGCACTGACAGAATGTTCCCGCAAACACCATTCTATCATAAAACCGTGCTTTTTGCATTGGTTTTATTTTTTATACTCTTTTTTAGGATGGTGATTTTATGAAACTACCGAACGGGTTCGGGTCGGTCTATAAATTATCCGGAAACCGACGAAATCCCTATGTAGCAAAAAAGACAAAAGGGTGGGAAATTGACCCTATAACCGGAAAATCAAAACAATTATATATAACCGTCGGATATTACCCGACACGCAAAGAGGCTCTCACCGCATTAGCGGAATATAACAAAGACCCCTTTGATTTGCACCATGCAACTATTACTTTCGAGGAAGTGTATGAGAATTGGTCAGAAATCCATTTTGAAAAAATCAAGGACACGAATGGTTATAAGGCTGCTTTTAATACATCAAAAGACCTTTGGAAAATGAGATTCGTTGACATCAAACTGGATCACCTGCAAAGTGTCGTCGATAACTCCGGCAAAAATACTCCCACGCTTAAAACCTTGAAAATCCTGTGGGGTCTCATGTATGACTATGCTGTCATTCACGAGATTGTGTCTCAAGATAAAAGAGACATGGTCAGATACGTCGATATAAGCAAGGCGGGAAATCCGAACGCATACAACCGGAAACCTTTTTCAAAGAAAGAGATTTCTATTCTGTGGAAATGCAAGGATTCAAACATATATGTGACCGTCATTCTTATTATGATTTATTCCGGTGTCCGTATCGGGGAACTCCTCGACCTTGAGAAAAAGGACATCCATCTTGATGAACGAT